GACCTATACCGTCACGGTGACCAAGTCCTGACATAACGAACCACTAACACACGCAGGGCGGTGACACTATTCACCGCCCTTCGCATTTTCGGTGGGAGGTGATGCACCGTGCTCCAGGCCGTGAAGGACTACCTCAAAATCACCTGGGACGACGAGGACGCTGCGCTCCTGTCGATTATCGAGCGCGGGAAGGCATACCTCAACGACCTGGCTGGCGCTGAGCTCGACTTCGACGTTGCCGGGCCTCCTCGATCGTTGCTCCTCGACTACTGCCGATACGTCTATAACAACGCCAGCGAGTATTTTGAAGAGAACTACCAGCAGGAGTTGCTCCGCCTGCAGTTGACGACGGCTGTCGCAGCCATGGAGAGTGACGGCGATGAAGGATAGAGAGACAGCCATGCGAGACCTCCGCAGGGTCTATCGTCATCCCGTCATGATCCAGACGTATGAGGCCACGCCCAACGAGTGGAACGAGCCGGTGCAGACATGGAAGGACTGGAAACAGGTCTGGGTCTCGATCGAACCCATATCGGGCCGCGAGTATTGGGCCAAGCACCAGGCGCAGGCCGAGGTCAGTCACCGGATCAGGATGCGATACATTCCTGGGGTTCTGCCGACCATGCGGATCGTCTACGGGGAGCGCATCTTCGAGATCGAGTCTGTGATCGACTGGGAGGAGCGCAATGAGTATCTGCAGCTCATGTGCAGAGAGGTGGCGCAGGGCGGTGGAGGTTAAGTTCTCTTTCGACGGCGACAAGAAGCTGGTCGAGAACCTCAAGAAGATCAACCGCACTGCGTCTGGTCGAGCGCTCCGGAGGGCAGCGAAACAGGGAGCGGAGGTGATAGTTCAGGAGGCCAAACGCCGGGCACCAGTTGACACAGGACTGCTCAGGAAGTCGATTCGATCGAAGTTCAAGAAACGCCGTTCCGAGAGCGTCACGGTCGAGATCGGGCCGAGCGCGAAAGCCTATTATGGCTACTTCGTGGAGTTCGGCACTTCCAAGATGGCCGCCAGGCCGTTTCTGAGACCTGCGGCTGACGAGTGCTATAGACAAGCGGCCGAGGAGACCAAGCAGGCCATGGTCGAGGCGGTGCTGGAGGAGGTGGCGAAGACTGGACATTGAGACCGCGCTAGTCACACACATCCTGGTTGACCCGGCCATAGTCGCCGTGATCGGGAACCGGTTGTATCCGCTCGCCATACCACAAGGCGAGGAGATCCCGGCGATCGTGTATCAGCGGGTCAGCAACCCACGAACACTTACTCTCGATGGGGATAGCGTAAGCAGTCCGAGAATCCAGTTCTCCTGCTACGCAACGAGCTTCGGACAGGCAAAACAGATAGCGATGAGACTGTATGAATCGCTGGACTGCTTCAGGGGGGTGCTCGGAAACAAGACGAAGGCAGCAGTGCTGATGGCAGACAATCGAGACGATTTCGAACCGGAGACAGGTCGATATCGATGCGGTGTCGACTTTTTCGTTCTTTACACCAAACAAAGAGGAGGATGAGCTAGATGGCTCTATGGGGTATTGGGACCAAGTTCCAGAGGCGAGTTGACGAGGTTTGGCAGGACATCGGTGAGATCACAAGCATCAGCCCACCGGAGTCCACAATGGACACCCAGGATGCGACCACGTTGGATTCTCCGCAGGGCAGAGAAGAGATCACTCCCACCATTCTGCGCAATGGCGAGGCGACGATAACCTTCAACTTTGATCCGGAGGACGTTAGTCAGAAGTCGTTTCGGGATGATATGGAGAACCGCGTGAAGGGTGACTACCGGATCCTGTTCCCAGACGAGTCGAACTTCTATCAGTTCTCGGCTTACGTTGTTGGGTTTAGCATTGGCGAGATTACGCCGGACGGCCTTCTGACTGCAACTGTCACACTGAGGGCCACCGGCGCACCGACCTTCGACAAAGAGACTCCGTAAGTGGGGGCAGGGCAACCTGCCCTTTAGTCTATAGGGGGGTGTATCTATGGTACTGGACAGAGAAGCGATCCTGAAAGCGAATGATATTGAGAAGCGAGAGGTGTACATCCCTGAATGGGGCGGATCCGTCTACGTCCGCGGCATGACCGGTCGTGAGAGGGATCAGTTTGAGGCTAGCATCATCAGGCAGCGCGGGCGCGACACCGAGATCAACATGAAAAATGCACGTGCCAAGCTAGTGGTGATGTGTACTGTAGACCAGGAGGGCAACCGCTTATTTACGGACGCAGACATTGCTCTACTTGCCAATAAGAGCGCCAAGGCGCTTGATCGGATCTTTGCTGTGGCACAAGAACTGAGTGGAATTACTCGGGAAGATATGGAGGAGCTCACGGAAAATTTGGACGAAACGACTTCCGGCGGCTAGTTTTTCGGCTGGCGATTCTACTAGGAATGTCGCCGGGGGAGGTCTTGGACAAGCATACCAGCCGAGAACTCACCGAATGGGCAGCGTATCTGCAGCTGGAACCTCATGGTGAAGAGCGGGCAGACTTGCGGGCTGGCATCGTAGCCAGTACTATTGCGAACGCCAATCGCAAGAAGGGCACCAAGGCGTTCAAACCCAGCGACTTCATGCCGAAGTTTGAACAGCAAGAACAGACGCTGGAACAGCAGAAAGCCGCTGCCGAGGCGTTGGCACTAGCCTTTGGCGGCAAGAAAGGCAAGTTATCAGAGACAAGTGATGGGGGAGCCTAACGGCTCCCCTGTTCGCGTAATGGAGGTGAGGTACGTGGCGACAGTTGCGTCTTTGGTAGTCGACCTAACAGCGAATACAGCCAGATTCCATCGCAACATGACCCAGGCACAGAGGACGATGCAGCAACTTCGTCGCACCGCCATGTCCGTCACTCGTACTCTGGATGACGTTGCGAGTGTCGGCAAGAAAGCCGCAGTCGGGCTGGCTGCCATAGCCGCCGCTGCCACCGGTGTGCTCCAGACTACCGCCACGTTTGAGAAAAGCATGATGCGCGTCAAGGCGGTTAGCCAGGCCAGCGTCGCTGAGTATAAGGCGATGGAAAAGGCAGCCCTCGACATGGCCAAGGCGACTCAGTATACCGCCCAGCAAGTCGCAGAAGGCATGGGTTACATGGCGATGGCCGGCTTCAAGAGCAACGAGATCATCGGCGCCATGCCCACGGTTCTGCGATTAGCCACAGCCGGTATGATGGACCTTGCTACCTCTGCGGACATCGTGACCAACATCTTGACTGGCTACGGTCTAGCGGTCGAGGATCTCGAAGCGGCAACTGACGTGCTCGTTTCGGCCATGACCGGCGCAAACGTCGACCTGGAGATGCTTGGTGAGTCTTTCAAATACGTCGGTCCGATTGCCAAGGGCGCAGGTGTGTCGTTCGAGGTTACTGCTGCGGCTATTGCGCTGTTGGGTAACGCGGGTATACAGGGCAGCATGGCAGGAACTTCCCTGCGGCAAGCCCTAAGTAGACTTCTCAATCCCACCAAGGCCGTCCAGGACCGGCTTAGGAAACTCGGCGTGCAGACCAAGACAGCGACTGGGGAGCTGCTCCCGTTCGAGAACATCATCGCACAGCTCGAGAAGTCGGGCGCAACTGCAGCCGACATGATGGAGATATTCGGGGATCGTGCAGGCCCGGCAATGACGGCGCTTGTGAGCCAGGGTTCCGATGCACTCATGACGTTCATTGATCGACTGCGGGAGTCTGGTGGACTCGCTGAGAGGATCGAAAAGGAGCAGCTCAACACTCTCAGCGGGCAGTGGGACATCCTCAAGTCGCAGATCCAGGGTGTGGCTATAACTCTCGGCCAGGACCTGATGCCCTACGCCCGCACCCTCATCTATATTGGGCAGCAGATAGTTGGCCTGTTTGACAACCTCGACGCGTCCCAGCGAGCGCAAATCGTGCAGTGGGTCGCACTGGGCGGGGCTATTCTTGGCATTGTGTCGGTCCTTGGTGTCACGGCGTTTGCTATCAGTGCGTTCATCAAGGGGCTTCTGCTGCTAGGCTCTGTCGTCGGACTCTTGACCAGCCCTGTGGTTGTAGGGTTTACGCTGATCGCTTTGGCTGTTGCAGCTCTTAAGACCGCATGGGACGACAACTGGCTCGGTATAAGAGACAAGACGATCGAGATCGTCGACGCCATCACTGAGAAATGGGAGTCTCTCAAGACATGGTGGGACACCAGCGACTTCGGGCAGAAGGTTCGGGAGGCTTGGGATCGGATAAAGGATGTGTGGGCCTCGGACGAGCTCACCCTGCCACAGAAGGTCCTCAAGACAGTCTCGATCGTGGCTGAGACTATCGCTGACCTCTCACCGTCGATACGAGCGATCTGGGACACTTGGGCTGACGACGACCTGAGTCTCGGCCAGAAGATCCTCAAGACAGTCTCGATCGTTGCCCAGGGCGTAGCTGGCCTGGTGGAGAGCATCATGACCTGGTGGACGGGGATCACACTTGAGCTCGTCAAGCGCGGTGCTACGTTGTTGGGCCTCGATCCGGATGATCTGTGGATTGTTCAGTTCCTAGAGGATCTCAATGACATATGGAAGAGTGAGGACCTGTCGTTTGGACAGAAAATCGTCGAAACGGTCAAGCTGCTTCCCGGCGGCACCGCCCTGGTGGGTTTCTTCCAGAGCATTATCGATGTATGGAAGGGTGAGAACCTCAGCCTGCCAGAGAAGGTGCTTGAGACAGTCAAGCTCGTGGCTTCCGGGGTTGCGGGCCTCATTGAGAGCATAGTCACCTGGTGGATCAATGCAAGCGTGACCCTAGCTGAGAAGGTCGTCACGCTGCTCGGTCTCAACCCAGACGAGAACGCACTAGTGGACTTCATGCGCCAGCTACAGACGATTTGGAATGACGAGGAGCTGAGTTTCGGGCAGAAGATCGTAAAGACCATCGAGCTCGTGCCTGGCGGTCAGGCGCTGATCGACTTCGTACAGAGCATCGTTGATGTGTGGAAAGACAGCGAACTATCATTGCCAGAGAAAATCATTGAGACTGTGAAACTCACAGTTTCTGCAGTGACTGGTTTGATTGAGTCCATTGTGACCTGGTGGATCAATACGAGTGTTACCCTCTCTGAAAAGGTCGTATCGCTTCTAGGGCTGGACCCGGAGGAAAACGCGCTTGTCGGGTTTCTCCGGAAGTTGCAGGAAATTTGGAACAACGAGGAGCTTGAGTTTGCCGAGAAGGTCGTTGAGAGCCTAAAACTTATCCCAGGCGTGAAGGTTATCTTCGACTTCGTCGCCAGGATTAAGCAAATATGGGCAGATACTGACCTGACGCTCGGTGAAAAGGTTATTGAGATCATCGACATCAGCTTGGATCAGGCCGCTGTGCGAATTGGTCTCGCGTTACTCGCGGCGGTGCTCTCTTGGAAAGTGCTCCCGGGCGTTCTAAGATCCCTTGGGTCCGCAATCACCGCGGCCATTCCCGCACTCGCCGCAGGCGGACTTGTGCTTGGTAAAATAACTGTGGCAGGTGTCCTCTTAGCCCTCGCTGCGGGTGCGATCGGCTGGGTTTTCGGGGACAAGGAAGGTCGTGCTGCGTGGG